TACCAAATCAAATTTCGTAAATCTTCACAATCAAATCATTTGAACCTTTGATAATTCGGTGATAACTTTCTTTGGGGATGTTCAATACATCCCCTTTTTTCATTTCTGTTGGTAGTTGATCTTCAAATTGAAAATACCACCCGTCAGACTCCAATATCTCCACGATACGGTCGTTTCTATCACGATGCCATACCAGTTCATCACTCTCAACATTTTCTTTGAAAACACGAGTGATTATACTGTCATTTACTTCTTCCTGATAAGGATTCACCACCATGTTCCACCACCACTTAACCCCAAAGACTTAGCATATCTTGGTAAACGACATGCCCAATAAGACGCAGTTGTTTTGTCTTTGGTTGTATGACATTTGTGTCTTGCGGCGAATGATCTCTTAGCCGCTGGATCTTTTAATTTAACAGCCAAGGATCCACCACCTCCAGCGGCACCAAATGAAACTTTTCTTACATTACCCGTCTTTGGATCTTTTACATAAACCTTGAATTTTTTTCCACCACTACCCCCTCTCATAGGTTTATTTAATTGAACCTTTTTTCCCTGATATTCAGCTTCATACAACATCGGAACATCCAAAGGTACCAATTCCCCTTCATAAAGTTCAAACAAACCAATATCTGTATTTTTAATTAACCATCTATCTACTTGATTTGTGAAATTTTCATAACCCAAACTTCTTGCTTCCCTAAATAAAGAGAAATATTTGTCAGATCCCATCCTAAAAACATTTTCGTGAATTGAAATATTATTGTCTATATGATATTTCATTTCTTCACTCAAAACAATCTTATTTTCGTTGAGAGTTTTCCACTCAAAAATTGGCTTTTTATCCATAACTGATTCTTTTTTGTATCCTTTTATTTGAATTCTTGTTGGTTTTTGTCCCTTCCCTGATTGAGGATCTTTCTTTTCTTTTGCTCTTTTTCTTGCACAAGCAGATTTTTTCTCCTCTTCAGTCATTTTGGAAGCCACAGATCTAGCCCTACATACAGGATAACCTTTTGTTTCACCCTCATCTCTTCCACAGGGGGGATGACCACCACCTTCCTTTTTTTTACATATATTTACCCACGGCCCTTGTGGTTGTTTTGACCCTTTAGATTTTTTCTTTTTACCAAACCAAACCGCTAAATCTTCTTTTAACTGAGACATCTTTTTTATTGATAAATATATCGGAAAATTGTATTTTTTACCTATGGAAAATCAAGAAGAACAAAAACCACTTGGTATTTTATTCAATACTCTGAATTATTACACAATTGATGATTTGAATAAATTTATAGATAATCTTACTGTAGAACAATCCATGTTCTGCTTGATGTGGTGCTGTGAATACGCACAAGGGAAGGGTATTCTAAGTTTAGAAGAAGCAGAGATTATAAGTAAATCTATAAGAAAAATCAGAAATTCTGAGGAATAAAAAAAGGGAACCGAAGTTCCCTTTTTCTTTGTGTTCTAAATTGATTATCTCAATTCGTTGAGGTCGAATGTTCTAACACCATCAACTGTGATTCTACCGTAGAATCTGTTGTTCACCATCTTCTTAGCGTATCTGGTCATGATACCCTTGATTGGGGTGAAGTTGAATGGGTTATACATTGTTGGTGTCAACTGGAGAGGTACGTATGGTGCGTAAACGTAACCTGTGTCAAGCAATGACGTTCCCTTATGACCAATCAAGATTTGGTTTGGTGGGAAGTATGGGTCACGGTAAACTTGGTATCTACCAGACAATGTACCGACTCTTTCAATACCCATGTTGTATTGATCCTGTTCAGGAGCTGCGTTTGAAACGTGGAAGTATTCCAAGTCGTCAAAAATAGCCGAAATTTCGGATGAAACAACGATCCAGTTTGCACCACCTCTCAAGGTTGATTTGTGGATTTGTGCAGAAAGTTGGTTGATCGCAGTGATCAATGTTTGGTTCCAATCCTTCTGTGTGTATTGGGTCAATGGGTTAGAAGAAGTACCTCTTTTCCAACCGTTGTAGTCCCATCTTAACTGCCATGCCGCACCTTTTCTCAAATCTCTCAAGATTTCTCTGTCGATTTCCGCAGCAACCTGTTCTGACAACAACGCTGTCAATTCAGCCTCAGCGTCGATGTTGTGGAATGCAGCAACGTCTTGAGCGAGTTCAGGTGACCATTGTGCTCTTAACTTTCTTTCAGAAACTGAAACCGTAACTGATTCAAGGTCAAATGAAACTTCACCAATTTGATCTTCAAATTCAAGATCTTCGTAGATTCTGTATGTGCAAGTAAACTGTGATCCAGCAACTGCTGTACCAGCGACAGTTGTGGTCAAACCTGAGTAACCGTCAAGTGAATTTGCACCGATTGAGCAAGGAACTTGTAGGTCAACTTCCAAGTAAATCTTACCATCAGCACTACAGATGTCATCATACGCTCCACCATTCGCAGTGTTCGATCCTCCAAAGGTTGTTGAAGTTTGTGAACCATACTGAACAATACCTTTACCATACTTTTGAGTTACAACTCTGAATAGTAAGTTTCCGGTACCCATACCTGAGAATGCACCTGTTGATACCGCATTTACTTTAAGGTCTGATAGGAATGATTCACTATCAACTAAAATACCATCAGGTCCTAAAAGTTTACCAAAACCGCCATTTGAGAATCCTGAAAGAACGATTATTACTTTTCTGTATTCGCCAGCTCCGTAACCTGAAGTGACTAAATCACCACCACTCCAAACTTGTGTTGCAACCGCACTTGACTGGAACGCAGTATAAGCCCCTTTTGAGTAATCAAACAATCCAGGAGGATCGAGAGCAGCTTCGTTACCTTCGTAGAATCTATCATAAAGGTTTTTACCTGTAGAATACCCCTGATTTGGGTTATCCAATCCTGAGTCAACTGCCTGTGGTGAACCAACTGGTGGATAGTGATATCCGCTTGAACCTGTGTAACCTTGAATTTTAGGTACAAAGTAGAAAAGCTTACCGATTGGTAAGTTCATCGCTTGAACTGAAACGATATCATTAGCCAAAAGTTTTGAGAAAACTCTTCTGATGATAGGGAAAACAACAGTTTCGAATGAACCTGAAGAATCTGTTGCTGACGCTTCGTTGATTAAGTGTGACGCTTGGTTCTCATAAAGTTGAGCCATGTTTTCTTTTAAGTGTCCGCCCAATCCTTCCAAGAAACCAAGTTTGTCCCATTTGTTTATAGTGTCTTCTTTGATAACTTTAAGGTGCTTAAGACCAATGTTACCAACTAAACCACTTTCTAATAATGCTCCCATGTTAATTTTTTTTTGTTTAGTTTATTTGTTTATTTTGTTCATCAAATCTTTCATTCTCAAGAATTGTGCATTCTCATAGGTTTTTGATTCGACTAAGTTTGTTGAACCTTTTTGTGGTGTTTTTTGAACTTTGTTAACCACAGACTCGGTTACAACATTTGTAGAGGAAACCAATTCATTCTTGATTGACTTATAGAGATTTTTTGATTCTTTAATTGTCTCTACATTATCAAATCTTTTAAGGATATTGATTTTCTCTTGTTTGGTTGTAGAATGTTCAGTGAACAATCTGGTAGCGTAAGCTAAATTTGAGTTGAAAATCGCAACCTCGTTTAATTTAGTTCTGAAAAGATCGAGAGCCTTTTTGTACTCTTCATTCTTTTCTTTGAGTTGACTTATTTGTTTTTCATAAGATTCTACCTCTAAATGACGAGGTGCTGCTTTTGGTTTTGGTAAACCTTTTCTTCCAAAAGCTCTTCCATTACCCAAGGTTCTAGCCGCTTCCTTGGCTTCTTCTTTGTGTGCCTCACCTTCGTGAGCCTCTTCGTATGTTTCTTCTAACTCAACTTCTTCCTCTTCTTCGTCTTCTTCTTCGTCAAATTCAATTTCATACATCACTTCTTCTTCGTCCATGTGTTCCATTTCAGAAACTTCTAATTCTTCTTCAGAATCTTCCATTTCATCCATATCCATCATTTCCTCCAATTCGTGATCTTCACCTTCCAATTGAATTTCATATTCTACATCTGCGTTTTCATCTTTCAAGTGAATTTCATCATCTTCCTTTTGGACGATAACTCCATCTTGGTCACCCATCAATTTGAAAACCTTTACGAGTTCTTCATCACTCATATTTGTGATGTCGATTAAATCTTCGTCTTCCATTTCGTCTTCAAAATCCATTTCGAGTTCCTCGTCATCCATAGATTCCAAGTCCTCGTCTCCGAATTCTGCAGGAAGGTCAACGTCCATTTCCTCTTCATCATCAAGGTCGAGTTCAACTTCCTCTTCTTCTCCCTCATCACCCATCTCGGTGTCGAGTTCAAGATCGAGTTCATCTTCCTCTTCCTGTTCTTTAACCTCTTCAGTGTCACCACCTAAAGATTCTTTTACTAAAGACTTGATTTCTTCCTTCATTACTGAAGCAAGTATTCCTTTTGTGTTTTTTGCAATAGACTCTTCTAAGTTCTTCAACTGTAAGAGTGTATCGTCTAATAGAATTTCTTTTTTGCTCATTTTCTATTTAAGTAGATTTATTTTTCTAAATAAATATACCCTTCTATAGAAAAATCTAACTTTTTTTATATATTAATGAAATTAAATAAAAAAAGGGGTCATTTGACCCCTTTTTTCACTTCTCAATTACTTCGTTGATTTTACTTTCTATTACACTTGTGATTCTCCAATCTTCTGTGTAACTTTCAAAAATCTTTGTAACTTTTGCTTCTACATCGGTTACACTAAATCCTCTCACCAATTTCTCCTCTCTTGTTTTTTTGGTTTTACCAGTTTGAATGTCTACTGTTTCAAATTGGATTTTTGCAATGAAATATTTTTCGTCCATAATTAATTATTTATCTTCCCAAAAAATCGGAAAGTTTGTTCATTAAATCAAGAGACTTACCCAATCCTTTTTCAGATTCAGGTTTTCTTAAATTTCTTTCTTCTTCTATGTTTTCCTCAAAGTTGAATTTATCTTCAGGTTTGTCAAAAAGATATGCTCCTGGTGTTGATGGTGAACTAACTAAGTCAAAACAGATTAATTCAAAATCGTCTTGTACTTCATTTTGTTCTCCCTTCTTTTTTAAGGTACCCACCCCTCTCGAAGATATACCCATCGTACATCCTTGTCTCATGAGGTTTGCTGCGATGTCACCAGGTGTAGAAACAATACCTGTTTCGTGAAAGGCTGGTGAGGTTAGAAGTCTGAGTTTACCCATCAAAGTATTTCCGTCCCACCATACATCGTCAATAATGTGTGAAACTCTTTCCAAATCCACAATAGATGATTCGGGGTGATTCAACTCTGAAAGGGAAGTTCCCTTTTGGATCATTCTCTTATAATTTTCGGCTTCTCTTTTTAATATTTTTTCGGGATATAATCTTCCGTTTCTGTTTGGAGTATCAAACTTTTGAAGAACAGCATAGAATATAAATGGTTTGGAATGATCTCTCATTGACTTGGATTCCATGATAACCTTTTCGTTTTCAGGATGATTTGGTGAGATATATCCCGCATCGTGCTCCACCAAAATACCTTTACCGGTTTCGTGAGCCTCAAGTACTCTTAGTTGTTCTTTCATTTTTTTTACTAGATAAATATGTTGTAATATAATTATTAATGTCTTTTGAGACTTTTCTTATCGAGTTTTCGTCAACTAATGAACCGAATTCAACCTCAATAGAGACAGTAAAACGTATTAAATAAAACATTCCGTTGTCCCAAGCAAGCTGTGTTGAATTGTCAACTTCACCATTTTCGATTAACTCTTTTGTGTCCTCAGCCAATTGAGAAATCATTTTGGTGACATTCAAAATATATCCATACCCATCTTCACGAACACCCGATCCATCGGGGTATCCCAAATAATCACTGATTGTCTGAAATATTTTGGAATTTATTTTATCTTTTATTGAAAATTTAATTGCTGTTTCTATGAATATACAAATCATAGATTTTTCATAATCCGAAAAATTCTTAATATTTTTTTTGTTTTCAGAAGATATTACATCATTCCAATAATCATAACAATCTATGTCCCAAAACCCTTGTGTAAACCATCTATCTTCTTTTGTCTCACGATCAAAGAATATCTCAAAATCTCTTAATTTATCAATACGATAGAAATATTCATCACCATCCTTTGATAAACCCCTACTATGATCATTTAACACCTCAAATATAAGTTCATTAAGTTCCTGATCACCGACAGATGAAACATATTTTAAAGTTGATGCTGGATATTGGTGATATAGATCAAGTAAAATAGAGGCAGGAATTGAATCACCACTCGATTTAATTTTTTTATAAAAAACTTCAATATTACCACCGAAAAAAGCCTCGATAAATTCCACGAGACTCTTATCGGTTTCTTGTGATAACTCAATAAATTTTTCAATCATATAAATAAATATAAATCACACCAACAATTTTACGGGTGTTTCCATCTTTGAAAGATGAAATGAGAAATACCTGTTGGATTTGAAACTATTTTTTGTAATATATTTACAGATTGTTGTTAATGATTTTTTTAATTGTTCTGATTTGAAATCAATATATTCATCCAAGAATAATGTGATTTCCAAATTCATAAAACTCCTCTTCCCTTCCTGAATTCCTGAGGTTCTGAGATCAAGATCAACTATTGTTCTTCCGTTGAATATATTCAGATCTATTGAATCCAATAATTTATGTTTTATGTCCCTTCTTAATGTATTGACCACCGATGACCACGATTCAAGATCCGTTATTGGTTCCACCCACGCCTGAATGACCAAATAAATTGATTTCATAGATTTAAAATCTACCGTCCCATAATTTATTTTGAAATCTTTAAATCCATTAATCTTTATTGATTTTCCCTTCTTCATAAAATCCCTTCATATATAAAAACGTTTATTTTTTGAAAAACATAATAAAAATAAGGGTTATTGTCAAAATTTCGTAAATTCGTTTGTATTTATCGTTACAAATACAACTTATGATAATAATAGAGGTAAATAAAAAAAATATAGAGGCAGCTCTGAAAACTTATAAATATAAAGTTTATAAGACCCAAGTTCACAAAAAACTGTGGGAAAATAAAGAATATATTAAAGATTCAGTGAAAAACAGAGAAAAGATGAATAAGGCCATCTATGTGAACGACAAGTTTAAGAAAGATTAAACTATCTCGTTCAAGAATTTCCTGAGTTCAAACAATGAACGGTGGGATTTATCATAAGATCCCAACTTTGACTTCAACTGATCCAATTTACCTTCTTCTATAGTATTTTTCTCAAATACAGAAAGAATTTCAGATTTCGTTTCCTCAATCAAGTTTGTCAAATCACCTTCAGTTAATTCTTTCATTTCTTTCAGTAATGAAAGTTCTTCTTCAGAAAGACTTTCTAAGATTGGTTTGATTTTGGAATTTGCAATGTCCACTTGCATAGATAAAGGAAGATAAATGGTTTCGTTTACCTCATCCTTTCTTTGAAGATTTTCCAACAAAGAAAGTTTTGTCTGAACCTTTTTTTCTATGTTTGTTGAAAAGATCAAATTATCAATAGATTCGTAGTTATTCGATCCCTCAGACAAATACTTTTGAATATCTTTTCTTTTATATAATTCTTTTAATCTATCAATAGATTCATTAAGGAACATTTCACTGAATTCCTTGTCATATCCTTTTTTGGATGACAATTCATAATAGATATTTGTCGCTTCTTTTAAGTTTTTGTTTTTTAAAACCTGATCTTTGAATTTGGTAAATGAATTTTTAAAGGTTCCTGTTTTGTAACCCTCTAACAATTCATTTTCGAGTTGGGTAATATAACTTCCTAGTGTTTTCATACTAAATAAATATTATGATCCTAATAACTCGTTTAATTTTTGGTCAATCTCTTGTAAAGATTTTTTTGCTTTGTTGATATTGAGTTCCACAACACCGCTTAACATATTATCTTCTAGAATTAAATTTTCATCTTTTTCTTTTGATTCAGGAGTTACTTCCGCAGCTGGAGTTTCGGTTTCACCACCAGTTTCAGTCGCAGGTTCGGGGGTTGTGGTACCACCACCTAATTCACCAAAACCACTAGTTACAGGACTTGTCGTCTCTTCACCACCAGGTGTTGTTGCCTCACCAGCACCTTTCTTCATCACTAAATCCAAGAATATGTTTCTTAGCCCAAGAAGCCGATACTGCTTGAATACCGTTACCAGGATCAGTAACTGCGTCCCTATAAAGTTGAATCTTAGATTGAAGTTGTTCAAGCTTCAACATGTCCTGTTGTGTTGATGGGTTAGTTAGACCTAAAGTAAAGTTATTCAGTTCGTCCTCAAAGCCCAAGATATAAAGGTGAATAATTGCGATTTTATTCAATTCTTGAATCATCGCTTGTTGAATTCTATTGATGGTTCTTGAGAATCTAATATCTAAAAGAGACAAGTTTTTACCATCACCGACCACTTCTTCAAAACCAAGAAATGCTTTTGGAATTCTCAATGCAGTCAACAATTTCTTTTGAATATATTCAATATCGGCAATTTCACTCAGATTTTGAGCACCGGGTAAAGTATCAATTGGGTTTGGTGCGTTTGGATCACGAACAGGAATAAAATAATCCTGATCTACAGCCATCTGATTATATCTCATATCAACATTACCATTCTTGGGATCTACAATTTGGTCTCTCTTAAATTTGTTGGCGACCCTTTGTACGTAAGCCTCAACATCCTTATCATCCATATTTCCAACAAAAACTTTGAAAACCCTTCTCTCAGGTGCTCTTGATGTTCTATAGATCAACATCGCATCTTCGGACAAAAGAAGTTGTTTCCAAACCCTTCTTGCTTTTTCTAACATAGAAGTTCCATAGGGTAATTTAGAGTCGTCACCCAAAAGTCTAAAGTGAGCAACTTCCCATGTATTGAATTCTATATTTTTATTTTTCCATGTAAAAGTCAAATGGGTATTTTCAACACCGGTATTCATAGCAACGGTATTAACAACCATACCCCTCTCAAATCTTTCAATTTCAATATTTGGTAATTGTTGTGCACCGACAACACCTTGCTCAGGGTCAATTTTTAAGTAAAGAAAATTATCACCATATTTACAAGTGTTTCTTGTCCACATAGGTAAATTGGTATTAATATCCAACTTGTTATTGAACAAGTCAGCCAAAATACTTTTGATTCTATTGGATTCTGAATATATTTGAAGTATAAATCCATTTTCATTTGGAGTTGTTGATTCCTCAGCATAAATGTCTAAAGCTGCGGATATTTCGGGTGTAAACTCCATTGATTCATAGTCATAATATGAAGCCAACCTTGTTGGTTCATAATATACGGCTTGTGTGTAAAGATTGTTTTCAACCTTTGACCATTGGTTTGCCAAATACAAACTCTGTTGAGCTTGAAGTTTTTCCTTTTCGTATTCCCCTTTGGATTTGGTTCTTAAAATTTCTTTTTTATCAAATCTGTATTGAGGAACTTGTTGATCCAATGTGGAATCTGGTCCAAAGACCCTTGAAAGTCGTTGCCAAATTGTATATTGTTGATTAG